GCTTCTCAAGGGTGCAGGATTTCTAAAATATGTCTGGGTTGAGACAACCAGCACAGAAACGGAAGAGCTCGACAATCTCGATGAGCAAATGCTGGCTGCAATATCGTCAGACCCCAATGCAGAGATTACGAGCCTCAAAACAGTTGTTGGTCCGGGGGGAGTCCCTCTCTCAAGCGTCACGATAACTCGATCGGAAACGAAAGGTAGGGTGTCGGTTGAGAGCGTCCCCCCGGAAGAACTATTAGTTAATAGATCGGCAAGATCGTTTGCTGATGCTGACCTGGTTGCTCACCGTAGGTTTATCACTGTCTCAGAGCTCTGCGAGATGGGCTACGATTTTGACGAGGTTGTTAATTTTGCAAGTGACGATGATGATTTCAACCTAAATAACCAAGAAGCTGAACAGCGGATGTTCCAATTCGACTCTCAGGCAAATGCAAATTTCGGAGAAGACCCATCCCGCCAGCGAGTTCTTTATGTTGAAGCATACATTCAAGTCGATAGCGGTGATGGGATCAGCACACTCAGGAAGATTTGCTGCGCTGGCTCGAACTACGAAATAATTAGAAACGAACCGGCAGACCAAATCCCGTTTGCGATGTTTAATCCCGACCCAATTCCTCATTCTTTTTGGGGCGGATCGATTGCTGATCTCACGATGGATATTCAGCGTATTAAGTCGGCGGTCTTACGCGCCTCTCTTGATTCTCTGGCAATGTCTACGCATCCGAGGATCGGCTTTGTTGAAGGCCAGGCTAGTCTGGAAGATTTAATGAACAGCGAGCCCGGCAACATTATAAGAATGAGGCAGCCAGGAGCGGTCGTTCCATTCAATCTCCCTTATGTTGGCGAGCAAGCCTTCGGGATGATGGCCTACTTAGATGAGATGAGAGAGAACAGGACCGGGATCAGTAAAGCTGCAAGCGGCTTATCACCGGACCAGTTGCAATCAAGTACGCAGCAAGCGGTCAATCAGACCATCGAAGCAGCGCAGCAACGGACAGAACTCATTGCCCGGCTGTTTAGCGAAAACGGCATGACCCGGCTTTATTCTGGAATTTTGAAACTGATTACGAAATACCAGGACGAAACAAGAATCGTCAGGCTGACAAATGGTTTCGTGCCGATGAACCCAGAAAGTTGGGATCCAAAAATGGACGTAACAACCAACGTCCAACTCGGCTCTGGCGGTCAGCGGGAACGAATGCAGATGCTCCAGGGCATCAACCAAATCCAAGAGAAGCTTTTAACAACGCTTGGTCCAGAGAATCCAATCGTTAACGTACAAAATATGTACAACTCTCTGCAAGGGATCATGGAAGCTGGCGGCTTGAAAGATGCTGGCACAGGTAAGTTCTTCACAAACCCGGCAGAGTATCAACCTCCCCCTCCAGCGCCTCCAGAGCCTGACATGAACCAGCAATTGATAGAGGTTCAGATGGCGGAGATACAAGCGAACATACAGAAGAAACAAGCAGAGCTTCAGCTAGAGCGAGAGAAGATGATTCGTTCTGATGATCGTCTTCGCGACAAGAACGAAGCTGATGTCATATTGAAGGCCGCAGAGCTTCAGGCCCGTTATGGAGCCCAAGTCGATGTCGCACAGATTAAGGCAAACGCTGATAGGGATCGAGAGATTGTTAATGCATTAGCGCCAAAACAGGGACAGCAGAATGCCCGACGTTAAAGGCGAAAAAATACAACAGATTTTTGAGGACGAGGATTTTCAATTGCTCGTCATAGATATTAAACATTCGTTTTTTGATGAATGGGTTCGAGAAAAAAAACTCGACAAGCGCGAAAAAATCCACGCAAAACTTGAGGCGATGGAAGACCTGTTAACGGCCATGCGGTCGGCAGCAGACTCTATCGCCATATTGAAGCTAAGGAGTTAAAAAATGAGTGAACAAAGACAAGCTGAATCGGGTGAAGGTTTTTCAAACGGAACCTCCCTCGATGACGCACAGAATGCGATTTTAGAAATGTTTGAACAGTCTCCCGAGGAGCAAACTGAACAAGATGATGAAATCGTTGACGAGTCGCCAGATGAAGTTGGCGGCGAGGCGGATGACGCTGAACTCGAAGAATCCGAAGAGGATCTCGATGAGGATGGTCAGGAAGCCGAACTGGATGATGATGAATACGATCAAGATGAAGACGAATCCGCGCAAGCCGAAACCTTCACCGTCAAAGTTGATGGCGAACAAGTTTCAGTAAGCAGGGAAGAGCTTCTGAATGGTTATTCTCGTCAAGCAGATTATACCAAGAAGTCACAGGGACTCGCGGAAGAACGAAAGATGTTCGACCAAGATCGAGGAAGTGTGACCCAAGAACGACAACAGTATGCCCAGCTTTTGGGGGCGCTTCAGATGCAAATACAAGCAGGTCAAGAACCCGCACCAAACTTCGATCAGATGTATGACGAAGATCCGATCGAGGCGACTCGACAAGAACGACTCTGGACCAAAAATCAACATGCAAAGCAGACTAAGTTGAATGCGATCTTTACTGAGCAGGAGCGTGTAGCTTCCGAGCAAAATAAATTTCAAGCAGAAGACAATCAGCGAATGTTGCAATCAGAGATCGGTCGGCTACCGGAGATGATTCCCGAATGGCGAGATCAAAAAGTAGCAGCTAAGGAGAGCGAGCAGCTTAGAGAATATTTGAACAGTCAAGGGGTTGCCGAGGATGAGCTATCCGCCCTGGTTAAAGCTAATCATATATCCGTTCTAAGAAAGGCGATGCTCTACGATCAAGGAAAAAGACGAGTCAAAAAAGCGACAAAGAGTTCTGGGTCTGTCCGGGCCGGTTCAAGCAAAAGCCAACCGAAACCCGGTAGTAAAGCGACGAGGCAAAAACGTCAACGACTCAAATCTAGTGGGAAGGTTCAAGATGCAGCCAACCTTTTAGAATCATTTTTGTAAAAGAATAGGAACATTTTCATGGGTATTATTGCAAACACATTCACAAGATACAGCGCAGTGGGAATTCGGGAGGATTTAAGCAACACGATTTTTAACATATCTCCCGAGCAGACCCCTTTTATTTCAAACATGACCAAGCGTCGAAAGATCACTAACACTCTTTTTGAGTGGCAGACTTAAAGGATAGGTCTGAATGTTGGCAACAGCATATAGAAAACTGGGTGAATTGCTGGAAACTCCTAACGCTTTGCGAAGGACAATCAGCAGCCAATCTCTGCATGGAGGCGCAACGCGCCGAGGGGCAGAGCCGGTTCAGAGACTAGGCGGTGACGAAAGAATAACCCGCTCACGAGCTCCCAGCCCCTTCAAGTTGGTATTGAAGGGTGATGATATAGTCCGACCTGTGAGGGACAACTTACAGAAGCGACATTTAAATGATGTCGCGGTAACAATAGTGGATTCTTTAGCAGCAGCCGCCTCGAACGCTCACATCGATGGTGATGATCTCGGCACAACCTTCACCGCTGTCGTACCGACAGTACGTCTGGGAAATTATTCACAGATCCTTCGTAAAGATTTTATCATTGCTGACAACCTAGCTGGGGCGCTCGACCTCGCTGGCCGTCGATCAAGTATTGCATATAATTTGGCGATGAACGGTGCAGCCTTGAAGCGAGATATGGAACACAATCTCTGTGGTCTTCACCACGCAGCGGTGGGTGGTTCTACTTCCGCAGCAAGAAAGACCGCGCCTTTAACTTCTTGGTTAACTACCAATACGAGTAACGGCGGCGGTGCTGGTGCAGACCCAACTCTGTCGGGCGGAATTCCCAACGCCGGACCTACCAATGGGACACAGAGAAATTTCAGCGAGGCACTTTTAAAACCAGTCCTACAGAGCATTTTTGAAAACGGAGGGGATGCCAAGTTTCTGATGGTTAATCCTTTCAATAAGGTCAAGGCTTCAGCCTTCACGGGCATTGCGGCACAGCGATACCAGGCTCCATCAGGACCGACAACAATTATCGGCAGTGCCGATGTTTACGTTAACAAAACTGGCGTAGCCGCGTAGGAATGCGCGGGCAATAAGGTGGTGAACTCAGTGAACATCTCTAGACAGACAATACTGAGCCAAGCTCGCGAAAGCGAGAAGGTGCAACGACTATCCCTCCGGGGAGTAGAGCCAAGCGGCTCGAAGCGCCACCCATCCAGAACGGATGAAGATATAGTCTCATCTGCATGGCGACATGCAGCAGCTAGAAATAGCGGGGATAAGTTAGCGTCTTATCTTGAAGATAATTGCAGTGATTTTGGATCTTTGTCCATTGTGCCTAATCGATTTTCTCGA